CTAACTATGTCTGGGAGTCACCAACAACACAGCTTCGCGTAAATGTTCTTTCAACAGGAGAACTAGAAGTTGTTCTATACGGCTACCTCGCAATCGGCATCCTAAAGGGTGGCGCAGGCGTTCGTCGCTTCAACCTAACTTAATCAGTTAGAAACTAAGTCGCTCTGAGGGGCAGTAGCCCTCTGCCCCTCAGGGTCTTTAGAAAGGATCAGGATGTCGCTTACAACAGTCTCAGAACTCCGTTCAACCCTCGGAGTGGGTACTCTCTACCCTGATGCGACCCTGCAAGAAGTCTGCGATGCATCTGATGCAGTCCTACTTCCAATGCTCTGGACAAACTCCATGAACAATTCGGGGCATAGCAATACAGCCTCAACAGGCACTTTATACTTTGAAGATTATGTAACCGATTTCTTCTATGTCGGCCAAACAGTAACGATCGCTGGTAATGGATCTAAGCACAATGGATCTAAGACTCTTACTGAGGTAGGCGAGAAGTCGATCTCTTATGCGATCACTGGAAATAACAACACACCTGCTCCTTACCATCCAGTCCAGCCTTATGGCACAGTCTCAGCTGAGACCTATGTCGATTGGACAGCAGATGCAGCAGTTCAGAATGCAGCTTTGATGATCGCTGTTGAAATCTGGCAAGCAAGAACCGCTACCCTTTCAGGTTCTAACCTTGTTGATTACCAGCCCTCACCTTACCGAATGAGCGCACAGCTACTCGCTAAGGTCAGAGGTTTAATCGCGCATGCTCTAGCACCAACATCGATGGTTGGCTAATGACAGTTGCCATCACAACTCTTCGCACCACTTTGGCGACTGCTTTAGTCGATAACTCTAAGTGGCAGACTTTTGCATTTCCACCAGCAACAGTTCTAGCGAACTCTGTGATCGTGTCTCCAGATGATCCTTATCTGACACCAAACAACAACCAGCACATCAGCATCAGCCCAACTGCTAATTTTAAGATTATTATGACTGTGCCTTTATTCGATAATGAAGGCAATCTCAATGGAATTGAAGATACTGTTGTGGGAGTGTTTAACAAGCTCTATAACAGTGGCTTAACCTATAATGTAAGCGCGATCAGCGCACCAAGCGTTCTCAATGCTGCTTCGGGAGACCTACTCAGCTGCGAGATGTCCGTAAGTATCCTAACGAGTTGGAGTTAAACATGTCCGATTGGGAAAAAGAACAAGAAGCCTTTCTGATCAAGATCGGACAGGTAGCACCATCAGCACCAAAGCCAGTAACTACTAAGAAGGACGAGGAATAACCAAATGGCTGTATTCATGTCAAACAATGTGGGAGTCAAGGTTAATTCAGTTGATCTTAGCGACCATGTTACATCTGTAACGCTAAACCGCTCTTTTGATGAGCTCGAAGTAACTGCTATGGGTGACTCAGGTCACAAGTATGTTAAGGGACTAGAAGCATCATCAGTAACAATCGATTTCCTAAATGACACAGCTTCAGCAAATGTTCTAGCAACATTGCAAGCTGCTTGGGGAACAAATGTAACTGTAACTCTATTACAGACAAAGGGAACAGCAGTTTCTGCTACTAACCCTCTTTACACAATGACAGTTCTTGTGAACAACACAACTGACATCAATGGCGCAACTGGTGATCTATCTACTCAATCTGTTACATGGAATGTTTCAGGTACAGTAGCCGTAGCAACAACAGGTTCATTCTAAACAATTAAACAAAGGGGCTAAACATGGCAAAACTAAAGATCGTTCGTACAGATGGAAGCGTTATCGAAGGCGAGATTACTCCAGCAGTGGAGTACGCATTCGAGTTATACGCTAAAAAGGGTTTCCACCGCGCTTTTCGAGAAGAAGAAAAGCAGACCGATGTTTATTGGTTGGCATGGGAAGTCACACGCAGGTCGGGTGAAACTGTTAAGCCGTTTGGGATTGACTTCATCGAAACGCTGAAAAGTGTTGAGGTGCTTGATTCAGACCCTTTGTCTTAAAGCGCGATTATCCGTTCACCTATCTGATCGCTAGGCTAAGCATCAGATTGGGAATCGCGCCACAAACACTATTAGAGCTAGATCCAGTAATGCTCGAAGCATTACTACAAGGTCTTAAAGACGAAGCAAAGGAGACACGAGATGCCAGTCGAGTTCGCGGGCGTAAATGAACTCCGCAAGGCTCTCAAGCAGTATGCTCCAGATCTTGATAAGCAATTAAAAAAGGATCTGAAGATTGCTACTGCCAATGTCGTCTCGGCAGCTCGTGGATACGCTCCAACTACTGCCCCTCTATCAAACTGGGGCAAAGGCAATGGAAAGTTTCCTCTTTACAATAGCCAGTTAGTAAAGAATGGCATTCGTCTTAGCACTGCTCGATCTAAGAAGAATAAGAATGGTTTTTCCTCTTCGATCCGTATTATCAACGCAACAGCAGCTGGTGCTATCTATGAAACAGCAGGTCGCAAGAATCCGTGGGGTCAGCCGTGGGTAGGGCCAAAAGGCCCTGCTGGCAGTCGTTATTCACATTCACCAAACAAGTTCGCAGGTCGAGATTTCATCGCTGCGATGAATGGTGAAATGAAGGGCAAGGAAAAAATGCGTGGTCGTTTGCTTTACCGCGCTTGGGAAGAAGATCAAGGCAAGACACAGGATGCAGTCATCAAGGCTGTCATGAAAACTAATGATTTATTCGCTAAAAAGACTGGTGGCTTTATCATCGGTGGCGTTAGGAAGGCAGCATAATGGCTACATCCAACATTGATGTCAAAATCCTTGCAGAGTTTCTTGGTAAATCAGCATTCAAGCAAGCAGACTTAGCAACCAAGCAACTCACTAATTCAGTCAAGAAATTAGGATCTGCCGTTGGATTAAGTTTTGGTGTTTATGGCATTAAGTCAATGGGTCAGGCTTTCCTCGATGATGCTAAAGCTGCACAGGTATTAGCAACAAATCTAAAGAATGTCGGACTAGGATTTAATACTGGTCAGGCTGAAGCCTTTATTAAAGTCATGCAAGATCAGACAGGCATCCTCGATGATCAACTTCGTCCAGCCTATGCTCAATTAGCTCGCGTTACTGGTTCAGTCGAAAAAACTCAGCAGATGCTTGCTCTAGCATTCGACACTGCTGCTGGTACTGGTAATGATTTCTCTAGTGTTGTCGATGCCTTATCTCAAGCTTATGTAGGAAATACAAAAGGACTTAAATCTCTTAATACTGGTTTGACAACTGCTGAACTAAGCACCATGACTTATGCACAGATTGCAGATCGTTTATCTAAGCAATTTAATGGATCAGGCCAAGCATCGCTGGAAGGTTATGCTGGTCAGTTCGCTCTTCTCAATGTAAAGATCGCAGATGCCAAAGAAGCACTAGGAAAATCTTTCATCGATGTATTAGCGGCATTCTCTGGTGATCAAGGTGTTGGTGGCGCAGCTTCTACTGTTGAAAAACTAACTGGCACATTCGCTAAGGCGATCGAAGGTATTGCTCTTCTTGTCAAGGAAGTCAAGATTGCAGGGCCAATCCTTGTTGCAGCCGGTGTAGCAGTATTCGCAGCATGGTCTCCGTGGCTTGCTGGAATTGCTGCTGCCACCCTGGCTATTGGTGCTATCGGCAATGCCATGAAGAAAACATCACAAACTCCAATGAACACTGGGCCTTTGTGGTTTCCTTCTAGCGATTCAAGTATTTCTAAAAAGATCGCAACTGAAAAGGCTGCAGCTGAAAAGGCTGCTGCACAACGCCAAAAAGAATTGGCTGCTCTAACAAAGAAAAACCTCAAGGCGACTCAGGATAATCTTAAATTGTCAAAGGCTAAGGCAATCTTTGACCTGCAAAAGATCCAAATCGAAGCAGCTCTCAAGGGTAAGATCTCAGAAGAAGATCGAATCCGTTTGCTTCTCATGAAGGCTATTGAGGACGAAAACATCACTCAGATCGAGAAATACACAGCACTCTTGGCTGAAGCGCAAAAAAAGACTCTTGAACTAACAAATACCCTTGCTCAGTTACGAGATCAAAAGGTTGCAGATCCTTTCGCTGGTTGGACTTCATCTGCTGGAAATACCATTGCTGCAATTAATGAAATGGTCAAGGCCATGTTTTCGGTTCAGACTCAGATTCAGGCCAATGGCCGTGAATGGTCATCTTTTGCCAATCAGGTAGTAAATACAAAGATCCAATCCAATCTTCGTGAATGGTCAAGTTCGTTTAGCCCAAGTGCTACAAATCCAGCAGTTACAAATCCAACAGTCACTCAACCTCCAGTGGTTGTTAATACCACTGTTCAAGGATCAGTCATTGCTCAAAATGATCTCAATCAGGCAATCAATGATGCCCTTGCAGCCTCTGGTTGGGCTGGATCAGCAATCGGATACAATCGTCAAGCAGTATTAACGGCAATCTAATGGGCTTACCAGCAACGCTCACAGTTTCCATTAACTTCGCCAATGGGCCTAGTTATGGAATCCCTTTTACTCTAGATGATCCTGTCAAAGGCATTTTGGGAACGAATACGCTCGCTGATAACGCATCCCTTGTAATCGACTATTCGACATCGACAACAAACATTGCTATTCGCAGAGGTCGTAACCTTCTTCAAGACACTTATGATGCTGGACAAGCCACAGTTAAGATCTTAGATCCTAATGGCGACTTTAATCCTCAGAATACTTCATCTCCTATTTATGGTTACTTACAACCAGCCCGCAAGCTGCGTATTTCAGCCAATTACAATGGAGTCGATTACTACCTATTCAGCGGATACACAGCAGATTATCGCTACACCTATCCTCAAGGCCAAGAGACTGCTTATGTGACAGTCACGGCCTTTGATGCTTTCAAGATCTTTAATACCTCAGCAGTAACCACAATCACAGGTGCTTCAGCTGGTGAAACCACTGGATCTCGTATTGGCAAGATTCTTAACACAATCAACTGGCCTGCGACTATGCGCGACATAGACACTGGACAGACAACTGTCCAAGCGGATCCAGCAACCTCTAGATCGGCCCTCACAGCCCTTAAGACAGTCGAACTGACTGAGTATGGTGCTTTTTATGTAGATCCTGCTGGAAACGCTGTGTTCCAAGACAGAGCCTTTACAACGGCATCTATTGGTGGCACTCCAACAGTTTTTAATCAGACTGGTACAGGCATTTCTTATGCCAATGTTAAGTTCGCTTTTGATGACAAGCTTGTTTATAACCAAGCCAACATCCAGCGCACAGGTGGCACGACTCAGACTGCCAGCGATGCTACTTCGATTGACACTTACTTCCTGCATTCTTATACTCAACAGAATCTCCTTATGGAGACTGATGCGGTTGCCCTAGATCTTGCTAAGGCTTATGTGGCAAGCCGTAAAGATACCTCGATCCGCATTGATGCTTTAACCCTAGATCTTATGACTCCTAATTATGATGCTGGAGTCACAGCAGCTCTCAATCTTGATTACTTTGATCCAGTGACCATTACTAATACAACTGATAATGGATCAACGATCACTAAGACCTTGCAGGTTCAAGGTGTCAGTCACGACATCACCCCAACCTCATGGATGACCACTTTCGCCACGATGGAGCCAATCATCGATGGCTTCATCCTTAATTCATCACTTTATGGCATACTAGGTACATCCGTATTTAGCTACTAGAAGGAGCAAACAATGGCAGCAGGTTGGCCTACTAAGGCTAATTACGCGACAGGCGATGTCCTAAGCGCGACAAACATGAACGACCTTTCAGGTACAGTCAATTACATTGACCCTACCTCAGCAACAGATGGTCAAGTCCTTACCCGCGATGCAGCATCTGCTGGCAAGGTTAAGTGGGCAACCCCTTCAGGTGGATCTGGATCCACAAATGTTGCTGGTAAAAATGGCGTTCTAAACTCTAACTTTTCAATCTGGCAACGCGGAACATCTGTTGCTTGTTCATCAACAGCATACGCAGCAGACAGATGGCAAGCCTATCGCACAGTAGCGGGCGCAACAGTAAGCCGACAAGTTACAAATGACACCACCAATCTGCCATTTATTCAATACTGTGCAAGAGTCCAAAGAGACAGCGGAAATACATCAACAACTGCCATTTTCCTTGGTCAATCTTTTGAGACTGTCAATTCCATTCCTTATGTTGGAAAGACTGTCACAATTAGTTTTTATGCCAGAGCTGGAGCAAATTACTCATCTGCATCAAATGCTTTAACAGTTTATGTGTCATCTGGAACAGGAACGGATCAGAATGTTCTAACTTCATACACAGGGGCTAACAATTTTATAAATCAAACAGCAACCTTAACAACAACATGGCAGCGATTCAGTTACTCTGGAACAGTTCCAACAACAGCAACAGAGTTAGGAACATACTTCTTTTATACTCCAGTTGGTACAGCTGGAGCAAATGATTATTACGAAATAACTGGAGTGCAGATTGAGATCGCTTCGAGTGCATCTGCTTACTCTCCAGCGACTCCAACCCAGCAAGCAGAATTAGCAGCTTGTCAGCGTTATTTTTTCAAACTTGGTGGAGAAATCTCAGCCCAATGGACTATCCGTCAAGGTGGCTATTATGATGCAAACTACATTGGTTTTTATTGTCCTTATCCTCAACCAATGCGAACAGCACCATCTATAACAACTTATGGCAATCCGCAGGTTTATCAGTCAGGTGGAGCAACTTCAGGTTTTACATGGAATAACACTATTTCGGGAAATCCATCGACACAAAATCAGTACATTGTCGGAACTAAGACATCACATGGACTGACAGTCAATTTATCGGCTGTGCTGTATTGTGCAACAACTTCTGATTACATTGGAGTAAGTGCTGAACTATGATCAAATACAATCGCGTAGAGAACGAATTAGGTTCATACATTGAACGATTTAATGAGGATGGATCTATTACTTCGATTCCAATGATCGAAAGTAATTCTGACTATCAGGCTTATTTAGCTAGTGAAGCCAAGACTAAGTAAAGCTGCGATCCAATTAAGGGAACAAGTCGATGACTCATTCCCAGATCGTGACCGCACATCGGATGGCTGGATTGGTGATACCAGACACGCTACTCGCAAGTCTGATCATAATCCAGATGAGCAGGGCTGGGTTCGTGCCATCGATGTCGATCGTGACTTATTCAAGTCCAGCAAGCCAGACATCATGGGCGATCTTGCAAATCAGCTTCGTGCCTTATCAAAGTCAAAGGCGGACAAGCGTATTAGTTACATCATTTTCGATGGGTTTATCTGCTCCAGCATCCTTAACTGGAAATGGCGTAAATACACAGGGGCTAACAAACACAATCACCACATGCATGTCAGTTTTAAGAAAGAAGCTGATAATGATGGGGCTTTTTTTCAAGTACCTATGTTAGGCGGAGAATAATGAACATGAAAAACCCTGCTGTTCTAGCTACTGGAGCATTTCTTGCTGCTTGGGCTTCAAGTAACTTTGATCTAGATTACCGCGCAGTTTTGTGGGCTGTGCTTTCAGGGGTATTCGGATACGCGAGCCCTAAAAAGTGACACAAGATAACTTTTTTCAGATTTATCTGGCCACCATTGCTTGCATCGGTGGTCTCTCAGGTTTTGTCATTACACATCTGCTTGCAGAAATAAAGCGACTTCATGCGCGTGTCGATGAGATCTATAACATTCTCTTAGAGCGATAATTTTTGTCATGGCAAGAAAAGTAACTAAGGCACTAGAGGAGCAGGGCTACTCAAAGCTCGATGCTTATTGCATTGGATTGCATGAATACTACAAAAGCCTAAGAAAAGCAGGGTTTTCTGAGGGCGTTACATTGTTCATGATTACTGATACCCAGTCTTACCCAGGGTGGATCTTGCCAGATCCAGTCGAACCAGAGAAGTTCGGCAATTACGAAGATGAGGATGATGACGACTAAAAAGCGTTACCTAGTGATCTCGGATCTTCAGATCCCTTATCACCATGAACAAGCTGTTAGAAATCTGATCAAATTAGTAAAGCGTGAGAAGTTCGACCTCGTATTAAATACCGGTGATGAACTGGACATGCAAAGCCAGTCCAAGTGGGCTAAAGGCACCCATCTAGAGTATGAAGGTCAATTAGATGCCGATAGAAATCTCGCTCAAAACATCCTCTGGGATCTTGGCACTACCGACATCACTAGATCCAACCACACGGATCGCCTATACCACACTCTCGTTAGAGGAGCTCCTAGTCTCATCGGACTTCCAGAACTCGATTACGCCAACTTTATGGATTTCTCAAGTATGGGGATACGCTTTCACAAAAAGCCGTTCGAGTTCCACCGCAACTGGGTTTTAGTCCACGGAGACGAAGGCTCAATGAACTCTAACGCTGGACTCACAGCTCTTGGCTTGGCTAAGAAGTTTGGTAAATCAGTAGTCTGTGGACACACCCACAGGGCGGGCATTAGTGCCTTCACAGAGGGCATAGGAGCCTCATACAGGACTTTATGGGGCTTAGAGGCAGGAAATGTCATGGATAAGAAGAAAGCCTCTTATTTGAAGGCAGGGAGTGCTAATTGGCAGATGTCAGTAGCAGTAATTGAGACTCATGGAGATCGAGTCAGTCCATTCCTAGTGCCTATCAACAAGGATGGATCTTTCACATTGTACGGGAAGTTGTACCAGTAAAAGGGTACAAAGCAACTGCAATTGTGACCACAAATGTACCTTTATAGTCATTAGGGTACATTTAAATCGTTATCGTTTCGTTACCTAAATGTGCTTGCACATGTCAAGTAGGCGTGAGACTCTAATCTTGTAAGCGATCAAGGGCATCGCTACAGATAGGTACAAAGATGTCATTTCAAATGCCAATGGTAATTATTTTACTTGCAGCTAATGTCTTATGGTTTATAGTCGGCTGGGCAATGGGTTACAAAGAAGCAGAAGCAGATCGAGAGTTCCATGCTCGCTAATGAAATCTTACTCACAGCCACCGACACGATCAGTCAGCGTGGTCTCTCGTATGGTCACCCAGCGGATAACATGCGCAGAACCGCAATGCTACTTAGTGCATACCTTGAGACTCCAATTCATGATTATCAGGTCGCGGGAATCATGGTTTTGGTCAAGTTGGCTAGAAGTCTCGAATCAGCACAGCAGATCGACACTTGGATCGACATGGCCGCTTACACAGCAATCGCTGGACAACTAGCAACAGAAGAGGATGAGCTTTATGTCTGATAACGACCTAATTAACTATTTAGAGCTCATGCGAGAACAATGTTTAGACACCATGAAAAGAAATAAAATGCTTAATCGAGAAGATTTTTATACTTTAGGTGAGATTTCAGCGATAAATCGAATACATCACTTTATCCAAGTCAAGGAGAGAAATGTTTAATTTAGCCGATTATGAGCCAGTGGAGGTTCGACTTGAAAAGTTTATTAAGGACTATCCAGCGTTTCGCATTGCAACTGAGTTGGAAGTGGTCGAGGCTACTCGATACATTGTTAAAGCGTATCTATTTAAGGATGCTAAAGATAGTGTTGCGTGGGCAACAGGGTACGCTGAGGAAACAGTTACTAACCGAGGGGTTAATCAGACTTCAGCATTGGAGAATTGTGAGACTTCGGCAATCGGCAGAGCACTTGCAAATGCAGGTTATGCGCCTAAAGGAAAGAGACCAAGCCGCGAGGAAATGGGCAAGGTGGTTGCTAAGAAAACTGAAAAGCCAGCAATAGCAGATGAGCAGGACTATTGGACAACGCCTGTCAATGAGTACAACAAGGTAGTTCAAGCTCCAGTAACGCTTGAAAAGGCTATGGAAAACATTGCAGCTGTAATGGGAACGCCAGAAGCGGTTGAAGCTCCATCATGCGAGCACGGACACATGCAATGGCGCGAGGGTGAGAAGAATGGTAAGGCTTGGGGCGGTTACTTCTGTGGGTTTAGTGGATCTACGGCTCATCGTTGTCCTACTAAGTGGTACCAACTTGGTACCGATGGCAAGTTTCAACCTCAGAAAGCGTGGGCATAATGGGTCACTTAGAGTTCTACAACGAAACCACAGGCGAGTGGACTAACATCGAGGATGTGCCATTGTTTGACACGATCGCTTGTCAAATGTGTAATGAGCCAACAGAAGCTCATAACATTGTTGCGGAGATCGCTTTTAAGGATGGTCATCCAATAGTGGGCGCATGGCAATGCCGTAAATGCAAAGCAGTCAATGGCTAGTCAGCACCGAAAGTACCGAGGTTTCGCGACCGAGCGATTAGTAGCTGACTACCTTTCGTCAGTCTGGGAGTTCGCATCCGTTGGTCGTGGAAAGGGAAAAGATGTTCAGAATGTGCCGTTTGACTGTGAGGTCAAGGCACGAGCTGGATTCAATCCCAAAGCAGTTCTCGCTCAGATTAAAGCTCGCACAGTCACTTCGGGGGAATTAGGCTTTGCAGTTCTGAGATTAAACGGACAAGGAGAAGATGTGCGTGAGTATGCTGCCATCATCCGTTTCGAGGACTTGCTTGAATTACTCAAATTGAAGTATGGTCACTTATCCATCGATCCCACAGAGGCAGACATTGACCGCTGCACAGCCTGTGGGTCT